TGGACGTATCTATCTTGTGTTCATTGACAATGTTATGAAGCAAGGACCTTTTGATCCTGAATATCATACCATCTATCAAAGTAATCTGTGTTGCGAGATTTTACTACCCACTAAGAGTTTCAAACGCTTAGATGACACCTCTGGTCGCATTGCCCTGTGTACACTAGGTAGTATAAATTGGGGTGCTTTCCGCAATCCAGAGGACATGCGACGTGCCTGTCGCATCCTACAACGTAGCTTATGTAACATCTTAGACTATCAAGATTTCTTAAGTATACAAAGCCAATTGTCAAACGATGAACTACAACCATTGGGCATTGGTATTACTAACTTAGCCTACTGGCATGCTAAACGCAGTCTACAGTATGGCGATAGTGATGCACTACAAGAAGTTAAAAGCTGGATGGAACATCAGGCATTCTACTTAACAGAAGCCACGGTTGAACTAGCTCGGGAGCGCGGCCCATGTTTAGATTCTGCAAAAACACGTTATGGTCAAGGACAGTTTCCGTGGGAAAATCGTGCTGCTGGTGTCAATGAACTTGCTGACTTTACTCCAGAACTTGATTGGGAACAGTTACGCAGTGATATGAGATCATACGGTGTGCGTAATGCTACATTAATGGCTATTGCACCAGTTGAATCAAGTTCAGTTGTTATTAACTCAACTAATGGTATTGAAATGCCTATGAGTTTAATTTCAGTTAAAGAATCAAAAGCTGGTAGTTTCACACAGGTTGTTCCGGAATATCACAAGTTAAAGAATAAATATCAACTTATGTGGGAACAAAAAGATTGTGATGGCTACTTAAAAACTGCGGCGGTACTAGCGGCGTATGTGGATCAAAGTATCAGCACTAACACTTTCTACAATCCGGCACACTTTGCGGATCGTAAGGTTCCAACTACATTGATTGCTAGGAACTTAATGCAAGCACACATGTGGGGATTAAAAACATTCTACTACAGTTTGATTAACAAACAGGGTAGCAAGATGGTAGCAGAAATAGCGCCAACAATGGCACCAATAGATTATGAAGAAGAGGACTGCGAAAGCTGCAAATTGTAAATGAGTAAAGCACAATATAACCTAAGTAAGCCAACTAACTACCTACAACGTAAAATGTTCATGGATCCAGCGGGTCCTGTGACAGTGCAACGTTTTGAAGAAGTTAAGTATAATAAGATCGCAGACTTTGAAGCTACTGCACGTGGGTTCTTTTGGCAACCCGAGGAAATTAGTCTAAGTAAAGATGCTAACGACTTCAAGAGCGCCAGTGATGCTGTTAAGCATATCTTTACCAGTAACTTGCTACGCCAAACAGCTTTAGATAGTCTGCAAGGCCGTGCACCTAATCAGGTATTTGGACCAGTGGTTAGTTTGCCTGAATTAGAAGCACTTATTAGCAATTGGAGTTTCTTCGAAACTAATATTCATAGTAAAAGCTATAGCCACATTATTCGTAATATCTACAACGTGCCAAAAGATGTGTTTAACACCATTCATGATACTGAAGAGATTGTATCTATGGCTAGCACAATTGGTAACTATTATGATAAATTGCATGTAATTAATTGTCAAGCCGAACTTGGCAATAAAGTTAGTGAAACGGAGCACATCAAAGCAATCTGGTTAGCTCTACACGCTAGCTATGGCTTAGAAGCATTCCGCTTTATGGTGTCATTTGCTACCAGTTTAGCTATGGTAGAAAATCGTATCTTTATTGGCAACGGTAACATTATTAGTTTAATCTTACAAGACGAATTACTACATAAAGAATGGACTGCATTTTTAATCAATCAAGTAGTTAAAGAAGACCCACGCTTTGCGGCTATTAAACAAGAATGTGAAGCTGAAGTATATCAAATGTACTTAGACGTTATTCGCGAAGAGAAGGCATGGGCTGATTATTTGTTCAAAATGGGTCCAGTTATTGGCTTAAACGCTAATATTCTTAAAGATTTTGTTGATTATACAGCCGTAGATGCCTTAAAACAAATTGGCATACGTTACACTAGCCCTGCGCCTAAATCAACTCCGATTCCTTGGTTTAACAAGCACAGCGATACGAGTAAGAAACAAACAGCATTACAAGAATCGGAGTCGACAAACTACGTTATTGGTGTTATGGGGGATGTGATTAATTACGATGAATTACCAACACTATAATAAGGTCGCATATTCAGAAGAATTTTATAAATCTAAGATTTATAAAAAATTACATCAACAATACCAACATTTTGTTTCTGATACACCTGATCTAGCTAAGACTGACTTCTACAGTAAAGCAAAAACACAAAGATCTCATAGATATGATCTTGAAGAACAGGGAATTTGTGTATTTTCTCAGTTTTATTATTTAGATAGGTTGCAAGAAACGAACCCCACAACACTAGCAGATGTGGGGTGTGGATCTAATTTAATTAAAAAATATATACCTAATGTTACGGGATTTGATATAACCGCTGAAGCTGATTATCAAGAGTTATTCAATGATGAATTTGTTAAAAATCATGCTAGTGAATTCGACAGTGCATTTGCTGTCAACTCTATACATTATGTATCTTTATTAGAATTTGCTAATAGAATTAACCAGTTCGGTAAAATTATTAAATCGGGCGGGTTAGGATTTGTTACATTTAATTTGCATGTAATGATTACTAATACTAAAATACACGAATTTGCTAAAATATTTGATCTATCTCGCCCAGTAACTACTGTCGATCATAGAAACTATATTGAGTCTCAGTTAAAAGATATTAAATATAACATATTATTAATTGATATAGTTTTTGGCGATATTGATCGTTACGAGGATCTAAAGGGAGCTGACTGGCCATCATATGATGATTGTATAAGCGGAATTTTTACAAATACTCCGGAGCATGTAATAGAAGAAATAAAAAATTTAAAATTTGGAGAGAATGATGATGGTATATATGATCCCTACAATGGCAATATTAGAATAATATTTAAAGTATAAAAGGAGCCAATATGTTAACTGTGTATTCAAAAGATTCTTGCCCGTTTTGCGAGCAGGCAAAGAATCTATTAACAATGAAAAAAATAGCATTTGAAGTAATTAGAATTGACGAAGATTTAGACGCACGTGAATTTATTATGAGCGAAGGGCATCGCACAGTACCACAAATTTATCAAGATGGTAAATTATTTGTGTCGGGTGGCTTCCAAGGATTACAAAAATTATCCAATGAACAATTAAACGAAATGTTAGGGGAAACAAGTGCTAGTAACTAATAAGTATGACCGAGATACATTAGTATCATTTAAATTAGTAAATGGTGATGAAGTTATTGCCAAAGTATTAGAAGAAACTGCCGATGAATTCATTGTATCTAAACCAATGATTGTAGTACCGAGTCCACAAGGCATTGGCTTGATGCAGAGCTTATTTACATCTGAGTTAAATAAGAGTATACACATCGACAAACGTCATGTAATGTTGCATGCACAAACAAGTGGCGCATTAGTAAACCACTATATACAAACAACAACAGGTATTGAGCCAGCTGGCGCTGGTGGTATTATAACTTAGGATTAGGCATGTCGGAGACAGAAACAACTAGTTTTGTATTTGATCCAGAACAATCAACTTATATTTTGTTTATGGAAAAATCACAGTCAGAGTCTAATTTAGAAATAACTGACTGGAATCGTAGATTAATTCATCCAACTGCCAACGAATTAAAAATTTTTAATTTCCTTGATAATCATAAAAGAACATTAGTTGTATATATGCAGGATCATTATGACGAATATGATCATAATGATCCTACTGTAGCATTGGCTACGTGTATTTGTAATTTACCTGATCCTAAAATTGCCGGCTGGCCTAAATTTTATAATAATTGGGAATTTGTAGCAGCAGGCAACGATATATTATCGTTAGATTTATCAAAATTATAACTTAGGAACAAGCATGGCAGAACATGATATTAGTTTAGTAACTGCGAAGGCAGGCAGTGTAATAGCAGAGAACATGAAAGTTTCTCTAGCTACTGCCGCTGGAGCACTTACTCCTAGTACCATTACTGCTATGGTTGGTATTGCAGAAGGAACGGCATTAAGACTTCCTCAAAGTGTAAGCACTGCTAAAGGTACATTAGCCAACATAGCGGCTAATGTCAGCGGCGTATATTCGTCTAGCATTGTAACAGCAGCAAATACTGCGCTTACAAATTTAACATCGTTGCACACCGGCATGGGGTTTGGCTCAACTCCTAATCATGCGGCATTTGGTCAAGTTTTAAATCAGGCACAAGGACATATTGCAGATTCGATTGAATTAACCAAAGCAACTGCTTTTATATCAAATACATCATTTAGTGATTACGGCACAGGCATTACTAATATGAGTTCGATGGCTACTCAAGGCCTTGATGGAGCACTGGGTGATTTAGGCAATGTGTCAAAAGCATTTACTGCCGCTGGACCGGTATTTGATTTAAAAGATATGTCAAAATTCGGTACATCGGCAGGTCTTATTGATAAATTAAACAGTGTAAAATTAGGTAACGCCAGTGGAATTAACGGTGCAATTGCTGGCGCCGGGTTAGATTTAAGTATGCCCGAGCACACAGCTCAGGTTGATAAAATTATGGGTTCTATCACTGACCCTAAAGTTATATCTACTGTTACTGAACAATTGAATATTAGTCCAGGTGGATCAATTGCCAGTCTTAAAGATCTAACTGATTTAAGTAAACTAGCACCGTCTGGCTCCGAATTAACTGCGGCCAATTTACCTGATATGAGCGCAATGGCCAGCAAGTTTAGCGATATGGGTGCAAAATTTACAAGCCCAGCTGCCGCGGCTAGTATGTGTAGTGCAATTGAAATACCATCTATTCCTAATTTAGAAGCGGCTGCTCCGTCATTGAGTGGGTTAATGAGCGATATGTCATCTAACATTGGTTCGATGGTATCGGGTGGATTACCAATAACAGGCAGTGTACCGAATATGACAGACTTCATGCAGCACGTAGCAGGTGGTCCGGCCATTGATGCATTTAATGGCGCAAGTATAGATGTTGGTACTATTAATGCACTTAATACATCAATAACACAAACATCATCTGCTTTTAATAATATAGGAATTGACATTTCTTCTGCACCACCCAAGTTAGGGCTAGGTGGCGCAATGGGTTTTGCTACAAGCCTACATAAAATAGGTGCTGATACGTCCGGATCCGGAATTACCGATACACTTAAAAACATGGTCAATACAGACAGTCATTATGGCGATGCTATTGTAGCAAGTCTGGCAGAAGGTAAAAACAAATCTTTAATGATGGCACAGGGCATAGCTCCATTAAAATTCGGCGGCTAGATAGTCACTATACTTCAACAAAAACATAGTCTGTAATTGATCATCCCAAAAGTCTAAACGTATACTATTATCCCACCCGCTTTCGTTAGCATAATCTCTATGCTCACGTATAGTAAAACCTAGAGTATCTCTTAGTCGCCAGCTGATCAATACTGTAGCCTGACCGTAATCTTCTACAATCTTAGCTTTTAGTTTTAGCCATTGCCAATTATTAATTGCTAGGGTTTTAGCCATTATTTTGCAAACCTTAATGCAAATGCAGTGGCATCTCGACCATGCTTGAAATGAAAACTCCAAAAGCCGTACCACTCAAACATATACCAAACATCGATATTGTCTAACCATCTTTCACCGGGCTCAATTTGACCTGTACCTATATGTTGTTCACACCAAGTGGTCAATGGAATAACACCTTGAGGAAATAAATCAAGTTGACTGGGTCGAGGTCTGGTGATTTCAATTACAGTCCACCCTTCTTCCTGCAGGATTCGTTTTACTTTATGACGTTCTGCCGGTACAGTTCTCATGCCCACCTCAATACAAATAAAGTTAATTGTTCATCAGTTTCGAATTCCAAAGTCATGCCCTGTTGATGTAATCTGCCCCTGGGCAAGTTATCATCCATCCATGTGTAGATTTCTGGTTCATGCTTTAGCCAATAACTAATATCAGCAATAACAAGATAGTGCCATGGCATTTCATCATCAAACGGACCCGAGGCTATAAACTTGCGACCATTTGCTCCGTCTAATATACTCACTATCCGCCCCACTTTAGCATGTACATAAGTTCCCACTGTTCATCTTCTATTTCTATAGTTCTTTCATTATTTCGATACCACCATCCTACACCACCGGTCTGATTGTGTAGAACATACTTACGTGGCCCTACGTTTTTATCTAACCAATCCACACGGTCCTGTATGTCGCCATAACTTAAATGTCGAATGCTAATAATCTTCATTTGGTAAAAACGTAAACGCCTTCAAACTTTTCACGCCCTGCTGTTTTGTCGTTGCCTACACCCGGGCGAGTGTTAAGCATCATCTTAATCGTACCTGAATGTTTAAAGCCTAACTTCTCAGCAGTATTGATCCAACGTTCGCATACAAGATATTCTTTATTACCATATGACTTGTAGTCTGCAATGTTGGTGGCAAACACACCATCACTGTTCAAACCTTTGTATATATTTTTCATAGTAGGCACAACATAGCCCTCAAACCATTCATCTAATGTAGTGTATCTAACCATACATTGTGTTGGCTCATCACTGTACTTCTCTAAGTTAAAGTACGGTGGACTACTAAATGCTAAGTCAATATCCTCGGGTTCATATTCTTCACTAACTGCCTGTGTAATCAATCCTCGATTGCCCACAGCCTCTTCTATCAGCTCACTCAAGTATGTTAAATGTCGAACTGTTTCTGTGTTAGGGTCGATACATTGGTAGTTATAACGCATGTTACTAGTGGTTATACCCAGCATGCGCCCGCCGTAGCCTGCACTGTAGTCATAGACATTGCCCCAAAGTACAGGGCATAAGTGTTCTACTATGGCACGTGCATTTAGACTCTTAAAGTTCTGTACGTTCTCACCTGTGACTAACTCCAAAGCACGACGTAGTGCAGTTGGGCTGACCAGATTATTGCCTTCTCTGTATTCGAAACACAAATTGATAGCACGTTTTAACTTTGCGTCATTTAAGAAACGATCTTTAAGACTATTACTGCCACGTCCTTTGGGTTCAGCAGTCATCATGTTTGGGAACAAGAATCTATTGATACCTTGTCCTTGATTGTTGCCTAAGTTAATAACATTATTCTTAACACTATTGGTCACAGTATTGGATAGGTCTTTAATAGCACTAATCAACCCAGCTTCTGTGTAGTAGACAATTGGCGTAATATTAATCGAACGATAGATATCGAATACCTGTTGTACCGTTGCTTCTGGATCTTTAAGATACTGTTCTTTTGTATAGGTGTCTAACTGATCCTGCACTGATTCATAGCAGGTGAACTCTGGTTGAGTTGCATACTGCGCTACTCCCCACGTATTATGTAAATCTGTTATCATGCCCACCTCAAAGCAAACATTGTAGCCTGCACAGGATCTCTAAAATTAAATTCAATTGTACTCCACCTACTATTAGCGTACCACTCACGCAGATCACTAGGTAATTTAAATGTGTCAACACACCATTTATATTCTGCAAGTTGAGTTAGGTCACTGTCAACTGCATATCGCTGTCTAGATAGTTGTATACGTGTGTACATTATTCGTGCTTTAGATAAAAGTAAGTTATGTATTCTTCTGCTTCTTGTCGTCGACGCAGATCCCAATGCCAAGTATCATAGCTCATACGGCGCACACCACGACGATTATCAAGTTCATGAACCATATCATCAATGGTAGCACTCCAATTCAGAGCATTTTCAACAGTGTCAGTATGCTCAACACTCATTACTAAATGCCCACCATCTTGTTCTAATAGGATTTTCATACTGTTATTATATACTCTGTTAATGAAAAAGTCAATGGAATATTTTGGTTGACTTTTTGGTCTAATGACTGTATAATAGCACTTATACACTAAAGCAATGGAGCACACAATGACATACACATTTGATGAAAACTTAGTTAGCGACCTGCACAAAGATGCACGTGGTTCACGCCCAGATGAATACTTTTGGGAAGAATGGACCAACGTTGATGAGGCAGGCAAACAGTTTATTTGGGAACGTTTATTAGGTGAACTTGATGTTGCAGTCAAGGAAGAAGAAACCCGTGAACAACAGGCAATCGCTAGTTTTGAAAAACATGTTACTTCTTTAGAGTCAATCAGTAACTCACGTAAACAATCTATTAGATGGATTGTTGAAGGATTGGCTCTTACAGACTCAGATAAGATGTATGGCGGCGATTACATCTGCTACAAGTTAGGTCTACCATACAGTTATGCTAAAGAATTTGATTTAGCATTGCAGGAATTGGCACTTTTTGGTTGACATTTTGGTTAATTGACTGTATAATGTTACACATACACTAACAACACAGGAGCAATAAATGAACGCTAAACAAATTACTACTGCTTTAATCCAAGGTACTTTTACCAACGAAGAATTAGCCAGCATTATTGATGCTATTAAGTATGCTCGTTTGAACTTAGGCAAAGCAACTAAACGTAGCTTGTCTGTCGGTGACAAAGTTCGTTTTGCTAGCTCACGTAGCGGCCAAACAATTACAGGCACAGTGCGCAAACTTGCTATTAAAAATATTGTTGTGGATACTCCACTAGGTGCGTATCGTGTACCAGCTAGTATGTTAGAGGCAGTATAATGAATATCGACGATATGATTATTGTTAATAACATTAACCAAGCAATCTTCGATGCTGACATTGCCATTGAAGGCGAGGATTCAAGCATCACCAATTGCATCAATTGGCTGGAAGAGTTTAAGTTTAATGATGTTGAATTAGAAATGATATCACAGGCTATTTTAGTAATTTTACGCGAACGCGATAATAAGGAGCAATAAAATGGCAGGTAAAGCAACTTCGGTATACCTAACAGTATCAGTTAAAGAAACACACAAGACAGCATTCCATAAACAATTCTTTAATATGACTGGGTTAAATCAATACGTTGCTACTGACGAATTTAAAGAAAAG